TCTAAAAATGCAGATTGGATAAAAGAGGCATGGTCTAGTAGAGTTAAAGTTAGAATTCCAGGAATTCATGATGTTGGTGAGGTTACTGATGAAAATTTACCATGGGCAATTATTGCAAAACCAACGAGTCAAGGAAATTATAGTGGAGGGTCCACTGGCATATATGCAGGAGAATGGGTGATAGGATTTTTTTTAGATGAAGGAAATCAAGTTCCAGTCATTACTCATGTTCTTTCAAGAAATACTGATGAACGTGGATTAAACGAAAGTAAAGACGGAAGTACATATTTCAAAACTGTTAGCAAATATACTTCTGGAGTAGAAGCTGCATTTCATCAAACAAAATCTGGAGCAAAACCAACTAGTTCTGTTGGATCTGAAATTCCTATAGGAGATTGGGAAGCAGCCAAGGGTATAAAGCTCAATATAAATAACAGTTAATAATATTATTAAAAAATGGCAACAAAAATTCCAGTAATTCCATTTGATGGCACCAATCAACAATCTGATATATCTTGGAATTTTTCCAATGCTCCAGATTCTGAGACATTTCTTGGTACGGAAGCATTTGCCACTCTATCATACCTAACAGATTTAAAAATAGATTTACCTGATACTTGTGGAAAAGGTACTCTAGCTCAAATTGATACGGCTCTTTTGAATTTCTTTACTGCACTTAAAGGAATTCAAAAATATGGTGAATTATATGTATTCGGAACTATTAATAAAATTCAAAATATTACTAATTTAATCAGTCAAACTGCCGATATTATTGCATCAATTTTAAAAATACTAATTCAAAGAGCTAGAAATTGGTTAATGAAGAAGATTAGAGAATTAATTCAAATAGTTATAGAATATCTTCTCCCAACAATAGCTAAAGTTTTCAAAGATCTAGTTATTGATGAAGTTATAAAGCAAATTTTATGTGCATTTGATAAAATTATTGATGGGTTAGTTGATTTAGTTGTTGATTTTCTTTATGCATTTGTTCAAGAAATTTTAAATCCAGTTTTTTGTGCAGTAGAAGGGTTTACGAATGCTCTTATCAACAATATTGCAACAGTAATAGATAATGAAATTCAACCGGTTTTAGATAGTATTAATGATGTTCTGGGAGGAGTAGCTCAAATTGCAGGATCAATTTTTGAGGCAATTGATTTTATTTTAGGATTTGAAGCTTTTCTATGCCAAAAACCAAATTGTCCAGAGGTTAAATCCTTTAAGCAAGGACCATGGGGAGGTCCTACTCGATCAGAAATAGATAATTTTAATAATTTTGCATCTGTTCCAAATTCCAGTTCTATTGTTCAGGGGGCTGACGATGCCCTTGCACAATTTTTTGGCGAGGATTCTAACACTTATGCAGGTCCACTAAATTGTAATACAGATCCTTATGCATGTGGTCTTCCAAATGTGGAAATATTTGGTGGTGGAGGTATAGGTGCCGTAGGAAATGCAATTGTGAATAGTATTGGGCAAGTTGTTGGGGTTGACCTAATTTATGGTGGAGAGGGGTACACTTCACCACCATTTGTTACATTTTCTGATAGTTGTGATAATGGAAATTATGCCTCTGCATATTCGGTTATTAATGAGTCTGGACAAGTTGAAAGCATTGTAATTGTAAATCCTGGTGGTGGTTATTTAACTTCTCCGGATGGACTTGATGAGTATGGAAATCCAACTATAAATGATACTGGCGCTGGAGGCGCTGACGGTGGCGCTGACGGTGGTGGTGATGGAGAAGTAACTCCAGAGGAACCTGTAAAAGTTGAAGTTCGAGAGTATGTAGGATGCTTAACCAAATTTGAGATTATAGGTACAGGAATTGGGTATACTATTAACGATACGGTTACAATTAATCCTGATGTACCAAATCTCGAAGCTAGTATAAAATTAACTTCCCAGGGGCAGATTGTTGCAATTGATATAAGTAATATTCCATGCGATTTAAATCAGATTCCAGAAATTACCATAAATAGTAATACAGGATCCGGTGCAAGGATACGTCCAATTTTAAACTTCACCAGAGTTAATAAGGTCGAACAATTTAACTCTCAATCTGCCAGAAACTTTAAATCTGAAAACTTAATTCGTGTAATTGATTGTGTTAAAAAATGAGTAGAGTACCAGAATATACAGTTACTAATAATCCACATGGAGTAATGTTTTTTGGTCCAGGTGGAGCAAATAACAAACCTGATGAAGGTTCTGAATTTACTTTAGTGACCAAGGGTGGATACATTGAGCATTCCAATGAGAATGGAAATACCACAATTCGCGTCCCACAAAGATTTGATGAAATATGTGGAGATCAACTAGATGGATCACAAAAGGAAAATATTGCAAAGTCCATAGTTGCAAGAAACGGAGATATTTGTATAACTTCTGTGAATGGAAATATTAAATTAAAGGCAAAAAATATTTTCATAGAGACAAATGGACCAAAAAATAATGGAACTTTTCAGGTTTCTGCAAATGGTCAAATTACATTAGCAACCGGTGATAATATTGTTATTTCCGGAACAAAATTATGTTTAAGTGGTCAGGCTGGAGTTGATATTGCTTCCAATCATATGATTAAAATGTTAGGTGAAATGAGTTATGGATCTCCTTTAAGTAGCCTTCCATTTCTACCTGGTCCAGTTTCAGATTTAATTCAAGGTATTTTAGAATCGTGTAAGTAATTATGGCAAATTCACCAATGGACTTTTTTGGTCTTGCAGTTACGAGTATTTTGGGTGAGGGACTGAATATACCTAAAGGATTTTGGATACCAGGAACAATATCTTCTCATATGGGTCATTATGGAGCTGGGTCAATTGTTGCTTTTGGGCAGGCATCTTTAGCAGCAGGACAGGGTCTGTATCCTTTTGCATTTAGAGCAGATGGAAATAGTACTGCTATTGGGATATGGACAACTGTAGGAGTGCATAATGTCATTGGATCTACAAACTTAACAGGAACTAATTTTTATTGTGGAACTGCAACCACAGATATTACTTCTGGTAGTATCACATTAACTTCTGGTTCTAACTTATATGCAACTGCAGCAGGTAGTTTTAATGTAACTGGTCTTAACGTAAATATTACTTCTGCTCTGGCTTTAAATTTAAACGGAAGAAATTGGGATGTTGCTGCAGCATTCTGGGATTCTAAAAAAGGATTTGATATTCCTCATCCTTCAAAAGCAGATCACCGTCTCAGATATATTTGTGTAGAAGGTCCATCTGCAGAAGTATATCTGAGAGGAAAATTAAAAGATGGTAATGTAATTGAACTTCCGGAATATTGGAGAAATTTAGTTGATGTTGAAACAATTGGAGTATCTTTAACTCCAGTCGGATATTATCAGGAATTATTTGTAGAAAAAATTGAATGGGGTACTAAGATTATTATTAAAAATAATTCTGGTGCCGCAATTAATTGTAATTATATGGTATTTGCAGAGAGAAAAGATACTTCTAAAAATATTCCAGAATATAAGGGCTTGACACCAGCGGACTATCCGGGCGATAATAGAGAATATGTAATTAATGGCAAAAGCTTTACGTGAATAAAGTTCATGAAATATTTCCCCTTGTAGTCTATCAAGGTGCCTTAGAAGGGCATGAAGAATTTAAAAGAAACAATTTAGATTCTTTACGAGATTATTGGTTTAATGGTTATGAAAATGAAAGTCCAGAGTTTTCTGGAAAAATATTCGTTCATCATCAAAAAAGATATAAACCTTTTTTCAATTCATTGAAAAAGAATCTCGACGAATATATGGAGCATTTGAATGTTGACCATACTTTATTAAGTTATCATATTATTAAGGCATGGGTTGGGTGTCATTTAGACGATACTACACCTTCTATTACTCCACATTATCATAATGAATCTAATATTAGTTTTGTTTATTATTTGAAAACTAATGAGACTTCAGATAAATTTTGTATTAGTCAAAGAGCAAATAGAAATGAAGTTGCCGGTGGACTGTTCGAAACCGCAGAAAAAAGAAATACTCTATTAGGATTTAATCGATATAATTGTAATTATTATACTATCACTCCAACTGAAGGAACAGTTATTCTGTTTCCAAGTAATACTTATCACTTTACTCAAAAATTTACTGAAAGAAGAGATGAGCGTATTGTAATACCTGGAGATATTCGCATAACTCTAAAAGAAGATCATCCAAACTATCATCAAGGATCAACTCACCCATCTCAATGGTTGGAACTGTAGATAAATATTCCAACAAAGATTAAAATATTATGGCTGATAATTCTGGGCAAGGTGCAATTAAACTGTTGACGTCTGAATATGACTACATTTCAAAGTATAATTCAGATCCAGATAATTTAATTACACCTGATGAAAATATAACCAATGCACAATTTACTCAAAATGATGATTCAACTTGGACTAAAGTTGAATATGAAAGTAAAAATCCAAATGAGTTGCCGAGCACGATTATAGAAACAGAATCTTCTAATAGAGATCTATTAATATCTCAATTGAAAAATGTAGCTATACCGTTAGATCAACAAATAAAAGATCTTAATGATCAAATTGATTCTAAAAAAAGTCTTATTGTTTCTACAATAGCATCTGCGGTTTCTGCTGGATGTTCAATGATTCAATTTGGATTTAATCCACTTGATCCACTTGTATTTCCTTTAATAGTTAATGCTGCTGATGTAAATGGCACTGGGATTGCAATTGGGGCAGGATTAACAGTAAGGCAAGATACTGCAACTATTAGTGTATATTCGAATGTAGAGAATTATTCAGCAAATTCATTTCTCCCAATAGTAAACCAGACTTTATCAAACTCAAATGTGGGAAATGGATATCAGACTACTGTTTCTAACAATAATGGATCTACAGTATCTTCATCTTATAAGGAAATTGATGTAGGATTGTCAACTCCACCCATTTGTACCACATATTACAATACAATAACAACACTGGTCAATGAAATAGACGCACTTCGAACGCAAAGGGATACGATTAATTTTACAGATTTAAATTCTGTTAAGACTGAAAAATCATCACATGAGGTAAGAAGATGGGGATTTAATTGTCGTGATGGATCTATATCACAAAGGCAATCCACAATATCTGCATCAATAAATTCAATCAACTCCCTTGGATAAAACCCCTTGACACGCCGGTCCAGATGCCCTATAATACCTAGGTAATCAAACGAAACGCCTGATGCCTGCCGAAGAAGTACTAACCCGCTGTGTTGTTGACACACTGGCACGTAAGTTCTACCTGTACTCTGATCAAGGTGGAGAGCGAGTTGTGGAATGTGAAAGTGTAAATCAGTTTATGAACGTTCTTGAAGTTGTTCGTTCTAAACTTGATGAAGATACTCTGGTGTATTCCAAACCCTTTTGATAAACTAAATACAAGACAAAAATGGAAGTTTTTACCGTGGAACAATTTCAACAACAATTTGACGAACTCCTTGAAAGAGTCGAAAATGGTGAGCACATAGGAATTGTCGGTGAAGACGGAAGAGCGGCAGTAATGATTCCTGCAGACGACGATCTTATACGAATACACACCGAGTTTAACAACGAAGCACCTTGACAAAGAGTTCCAAATCCTCTATAATAGATTTGGCTTTATGGGAGTATAGCTTAATGGTCAGAGCGGCCTGCTTATAACGGGTTAGTCTGGGTTCAACTCCCAGTACTCCTATATGGAAGTGTGGCAGAGAGGTCTAATGCAGTGGATTGCTAATCCGCCGATGTTCTTTAAGGGCATCCGTTGGTTCGAATCCAACCACTTCCGTTGCTCCTTTAGCAATCTGGTGAATGCAGCGAACTCATAATTCGCCTGAGGCGTGTTCGATCCACGCAAGGAGCACTTGACCAATACAACTCTTTGGGTTATAATGGTCCTATACAAGGGAGATTGGTGGAATCGGTAGACACACCAGACTTAAAATCTGTTGGGCGTATGCCCGTGGGAGTTCAAGTCTCCCATCTCCTACTTAAAATAAATAAAAAGATATGGGAATTTCTCCTATGTCTTTTAAATACAAAATCACTCACGCATACTGCTGGTACAATAATGGCAGTATGATTGTGAAGATGTATTTTATTAATGAAATACCCTTCACTTTTGATGAACTGCCTGATGGACACTTATATGATATAGATCTTTGTAAAGAAGCGGATAAGTATAGAACATTTGATCCAGAAGATTTATATAAAAATTCTTTCTATCTTATAGATGAGGAAGCGCATCCTTGTTTCTTTCCAGTTGAGTTAGAAAACCCTGAAGATTTACCTGATGAATTAGAATTTGACTATGGTGGCGAAGATTTGACATCATAAATAAACCATAGGAATATTTCTGAAAATATAGTCAAATGCCTCTTAATAAATTAGAGAATTTTATAAAGAATACAGAGGGACGTATTCTTTACGTCAATCCAAATGACCTTGATGCAACGGATGCGATTACTAATCAAGGCAATTCACTAACAAAACCTTTTAAAACTGTTCAAAGAGCACTGTTAGAATCGGCAAGATTTTCCTATTTAAGAGGTAATGACAACGATCTTACTGAAAAAACAACTATTCTTCTTTTCCCAGGAGAATATATTATTGATAATAGACCAGGATATGCCATCAAAGAAGTTTCAAATCAGGCAAGAGCAGTAGCACCAACAGGAGAAGAAACTGCTGCTGTCGATACTCTTTCTCTTACTTTAGAATCTAACTTTGACATAACGCAAGAAGATAATATTCTCTATAAATTCAATAGTATCTACGGTGGAGTTGTTGTACCTAGAGGTACTTCAATTGTAGGATTAGATTTAAGAAAGACTAAGGTACGTGCAAAATATGTTCCGAATCCCACAGATTCTGCTGTAGGAAAAACAGCAATATTCAGAATTACTGGTGCATGTTATTTTTGGCAGTTATCTTTCTTTGATGCAGATGAAACTGGTGTTGTTTATACTGATGATATTGACTTCTCCACAAATAACCAGTCCAAACCAACTTTTTCTCACCATAAATTAACTTGCTTTGAATATGCTGATGGAGTAAATATTCCTTCTGGATATCAGATCAGTGATCTGAACATGTATTATAGTAAATTATCAAATGCATTTAATTTAGAATCAGGAAGAGATATAGATCAAAAATATCCAGATAATCCTATTGGAGATGCGCCACTTGGATTCTCTGCACGAAGACCTGAATATGAGATTGTTGGTGCATTTGCAAATGATCCAATCGTCATTAGCTCTATTAAATCCGGAGATGGATTTGTTCCAACAGTTATAGTTACAGTTACAACTACTACAGAACATAATTTAAATGCCGGAACTCCGATTAAAATTAGAGGAGTCGCAGTTGAAGACTATAATATTTCTACCAAAGTTCAAACTGTAATCAGTGAAACTGAATTTACCTATCTACTTTCTGCATTTAGAGATAACTTACCAGCATCTCCATCCTCATCAAGCACTCAAACTGTAACTGTAGAAACAGATACAGTTACTGGTGCTTCACCATACGTATTCAATTGCTCCCTACGTTCTGTCTGGGGTATGAATGGAATGCATTCGGACGGTAACAAGGCAACTGGATTTAAGAGTATGGTTGTTGCCCAGTTTACTGGAGTTTCACTTCAGAAAGATGATAGATCATTTGTAAAATACGATCCAACCTCTAGAGTTTATGATGGGATTACCATTACTAAACAAACAGGAACTGATCTATCTAAAAACTCTTCGGCGTTAAATGCATCTAAAGTTTATCATTTAGATTCGAATGCCATTTACAGAAAAGGATGGGAAACAAGTCACATTAAGATATCGAATGATGCCTTTATCCAGGTTGTTTCTGTTTTTGCAATTGGATTTAATCGTCACTTTGATGTTCAAAGTGGTGGAGACGCTTCAATCACAAACTCCAACTCAAACTTTGGACAAATATCATTAG